GTATTTAACGAACAAGGTTTAGTAAGTGCATATGCAAAAGGTGGTGTTGTAGATAAACCTACATTTTTTAGGTATGGGGGTGCAGGGAAACTTGGCGTTTTAGGAGAAGCAGGTAGTGAAGCTATACTTCCGTTATCTAGGGGTAGTAATGGTAAATTAGGTGTACAGGCATCAGGTGGTACTGGTACTGTAATAAATGTATCTGTAGACGCATCATCAACAGATGTAAGTGGTAATGCTAATGAAGGAAATCAACTTGGACAAGCTATTGCAAATGCAGTCCAAAATGAGTTATTGATACAACAAAGACCAGGCGGTTTATTATCTGCTGCATAAATTATGGCTACTTTTCCTTCTATAGAACCTAGTTATGGTTTTACAAAATCACAAACACCACTAAAACAGGTTGTAAAATTAGGTGATGGCTATGAACAGCGTCTAACTATTGGTTTAAATCAAAATCCTTTTACGTTATCTGTTGCTTTCAATAATATTACTGAAGCTGATGCGGATACTATAGAAACTTTTTTAACAGCAAGAGCAGATGATAATGATTCATTTGATTTTACTGCACCTGGTGAAACAACTAGTAAAAAATATATTTGTGATAGTCACAGAAAAATTATTAGAACACCTAATAGGGCAAGTATTACATGTGAATTTCGTGAAGTTTTTGAACCTTAAATGGCTATACCTGTATCAGAGTTACAAAAAATAAACCCTAATTCTATTATTGAATTATATGAATTACAGCTAGTTGAAGGTTTACATTATGCTACTGGTAATCCATCTAATGTACCTACAATATTTAGATTTCATTCTGGTGTTAATTTAAATAGTAACTCAGATATAATATGGCAATCGAATACATATAAAAGGTTTCCCATAGAAGCAACTGGTTTTGAAATTTCTGGAACTGGTCAAATACCTAGACCTAAGCTAACAATGTCTAATTTAGGTGGCATAAGTAGATTAGGTAGTGTTATACGTGTTACTGATTTGTTAATAGCAACTAATTTAGTTACAGAAAATAATGATTTATTAAAATCAGAATTTAAAAGAATAACTACAACAGCAGATAATTTAGATGCAGCTAATTTTAGTGGTGGTACAAATCCATATGGAACCCCTAGTAGTGATGAATGTCCACAGGAAATATATGAAATTGATAGAAAAGTAACAGAAAGTAGGGCAGTTGTAGAATTTGAATTAGTAAGTAAACAAGATTTACAGCACGTAAAATTGCCATTGAGACAAGTTACAAGAAAAGATTTTCCTGGTGTAGGTACTTTCATTAATTAATTATGAATGAAAAATGTAAACAGCAAGCTATTAAACACGCACAAGAATGTGTACCTAATGAATCATGTGGCTTGTTTTTAAAAAATAAAAAAGGTTTTGAATACTATAAATGTAAAAATATATCTTATGAAATTAAAGCAGAATCTTTTGTTATTGACCCAGATGATTATGCAAATGCAGAAGATACTGGTGCTGAAATTGTTGGTATAGTACATTCACACCCACAAAACATACTAAAATTTTCTGAACAAGATAAATATAGTTGTAAGTCAATAGATTTACCTTTTTATCTTGTTTGTCCAGATTTAGATAAAATGATAGTAATACAACCTAGTGAAGTAGATGCTTAAAAAAATAACAGTTTATGGTAAACTTAGAAGATTTTTAGGACAATCTACATTTGAAGCTGATGTAAATACCCCTAGAGAAGCATTTAGTTTTTTATATTGCAATTTTAAAGGTGTTGAACAACATATGAAAGAACAATTATATATAGTTAAGATTGGTGCAAAAACTATAACAAGTGATTTATTAAATATAAATACAGAAAAAGAAATAAAAATAATACCTGTTGTTCATGGTAATTTTTTTACTTTTGTTCTTGGTCTAGCTTTAAAATATGGTGCAAAAAAATATATAACAAATAAAATACTTACTACAGTAGTTTCTTATGTTGCAACAAGTCTTATTTTGAAAGGTGCAAATGATTTATTAGCACCACAGCAAGATACAAGAAATCCTGTAAGTAATCTGGATAGTTTAGACCCTTCTGCATTAGCTTCAAACTATTCTTTTACAGGGCTTACTAATATTAGCAATGCAGGTGTACCAGTGAATATTGCATATGGAGAAATATTAGTTGGAAGTATTGTAGTGTCAAATGGTGTTGATACAGTACAGGTAGAGGGTACAAACTAATGGCTATACAGGAATTTAATCAGAATACAACCTTTAATAATCCTGATTTACCTAGTGGTGCATTATCATCTAAGCAATTTAATACTATTGTTGAGTGTATATCAGAAGGTGAAATAGAAGGTAGTGCAACAGCATCACAAGAAGGTATAACAGATCAAACATCTACTGCATATCTAAACTGTTTTAAAAAAGACACTTATCTTAATGGCACACAGATATTACAACAGGCAGCCAGTAATACAGTACCTAATGATAGTGATTTTAATTTTAAAGATGTTGGTTTTGAATTTAAAACTGGTACAGCGAATCAAACCTTTATATCTGGTATAAAAAATATTGAAACAGAAGTTCCATTAGGTACAACCGTAACAACAAGTATTCCTGTAACACATACTGTAAGTCAATCAACTATAAATGCTGTACGTGTTACTTTAAGATTTCCTTCTATGCAGAAGTTTGAAGATAATGGTGATATAAATGGTGTGGAAGTAAATTTATTGATAAAAACAATAGAAAATGATGGTACAACAACAACAGTTATCGATGACACAGTAAAAGGTAGATCAACAAATGCATATTTTAGGGATTATTTAATAAATTTAAAATCTACTACATCTTTTCCTGTACAGATAAGAGTAGAAAGAGTGACAGCAGATAGTACACAAAATAATTTAATTAATGCATTTGCTTTTTCTTCTGCTACTAATATTATTTTTGAACAAAATGCTTATCCTAATACAGCCCATGTTGCACTAAGGTTTAACGCAGAACAATTTCCACGTATACCATCAAGAGTATACAAAATAAGAGGAATAAAGGTAAAAATACCAGTAAATGCAACTGTAAGTTCTACAGACGGATCAATTACATATACAGGTACTTGGAATGGTACTTTTAAAACAGATAAAGCATGGACTTCTGACCCTGCATGGATATTATATGATTTGCTTATAAATGATCGCTATGGCTGTAATCTTGCAGAATCTACAATTGATAAATATGCTTTTAAAACTGTTAGTGAATACTGTGGAGAACAGGTAGATGATGGCTCTGGTACAGGTTCTACGGAACCTAGATTTAGTTGTAATGTTAATATCACACAATCTAAAGAAGCATACACACTAATAAATGAATTATGCAGTGTAATGAGGGCTATACCTTTTTATGCTGCTGGTGCAATAGAAATATCACAGGATGCACCAAAAACACCTTCTTATTTATTCAATAATGCAAATGTAACAGAAGAGGGTTTTATTTATTTTGGCTCAAGTTTAAAGACAAGGCATACAGTAATAAATGTTTCATATTTAGATATGGTTACACAGGAAATGGATATTGAAACAATAGAAGCTGATGCTACAACACAAACGAAATATGGTGTTGTTGTTAAAAATATAAAAGCATTTGCGTGTACATCAAGAGGGCAGGCTGCAAGATTAGGTAGATGGTTTTTATTTAATGAGCAAAATTCTGGTGAAACTTGTACATTTACAACTACTATTGCTGCTGGAGTGCTTGTTAGACCTGGCGATATTATAGAAATTGCAGATAGCCTTAAATCTGATTCAAGAACTGGTGGTTTGCTGAAAAGTGTTACAAGTACAAGTGTTGTTGTTTTAGATGATACAGCTAATACGAATATTCCCGATATATCAGAAAGTCCATCAATATCTGTAATATTACCTGATGGCAGTATGGAAACAAAAAGTATTAGTAATATAAATTCTGCAACAATTACAGTATCATCTGCATTTTCAATTGCACCAAATGCTAATGCACCTTATATTTTAGAAACTGCATCATTACAACCTACGCAATGGAGGGTAGTAACAATAACAGAAAATGATGATACTACATATACTATTAATGCCATTAAACATGATGAAGGAAAATATGCTTTTGTAGAAAATGGTACAGCACTACCAACTAGAAATATATCAACAATGACACAAATACTTGACCCACCTGTAGGACTCAATGTAAGTGAAAAAATAGTAACAATT